TGCGGACGATCTTGGGATCGTACACGCGCTGCCAGTTCGTCGCGGTGGCCAGCTCGCTGTTGGCCGGCGTGACGCCAGCCTGCGTTCCGCCCAGCCACTTCACGCCGCGCGGATGCATGACCCACTGCCGGCGGTTGACGATGTACTCCTGGCCCATGCCCTTCAGAGCCTGGCGCTCGACCTCCACCGGGACCTTCGGGGAGCGTTCGCCGTAGCCGATCGCGCCGGGGCCGAAGATGTAGGTGGTGAAGATGCGGGTCGCGCCCGCGCCGCTCACCGGCATGCCGTCGTCGACGATCACGGACTTGCCGAGATAGGTCGGGATGGTCAGCTTGCCCTGGCTGTCGGGGATGTAGTCGATCAGGTCGGCCTTCACCATCGCCTTCAGGGTCAGCGAGTGGACGGCGACACCGGTCAGACCACCCTGCTCGTCGCCGAGCAAGAAGGCCGAGTCGATGAACGAGTCGGCGTCGAAGTACTGAGCACCACCGGTCAGCGCGGAGATGTCGTTGACGTTCGCCGCCATGCTGGCCGCGCCCATCGCGCCCGCGAGGGCCGAGAGCAGAGCGGTCTGCATGCGCTTGTTCCACCAGTCGGCGAAACGGTTGGCGATGGCGTCGATCGGGTCAGCACCCGACAGGTCGGCGGCGAGGTCGGTCGAACCGAACGCCTTACCGCGCAGAAGCTTCACGGCCACGTCCTGGCCGGTGGAGATCTTGCTGACGGTCAGGTCGGAGTTGTCGTCGAGCACCTGCTCGGCGTCCGAGGCGTCGAGGTCGTTGAAGAACGGCATGTTGACCGTCTTGCCTTCGATCTCGGCGTCGATGACGCTGGACAGGTCCGTGATGATGCCCGACTGAAACAGCTCGGACTTCTGCGTCGAGAGAACCTGGACGTACTTGTTGAACTTGGTCGGGACGATCATGTCCGCGAGTGCGGTTGCAGTCATATCTCACTCTTGAGTTTTGACTGGCCTTTGCCCCTCTTCGGGTGCAGCTTTTTGCATTCAAGCAAACGCCGGGGCGCGAACGTCCCGGCGGTGCAATTGAATGAGCGTGTTGGAGGTTAGTCCGTGACGCCGGCTGCAGCCTTGAGCTGCTTGGCCAGTTCGGGTTTGGTATTTTCCAGCACCATCTGCTGGGTGAGGTTGCGCGTCTCAGCGGCCCAGGGGTTCACGACCCCGCCGGCCGGCTGTACGCCAGTGCTTCCGGGCTGAGTGCCCAGTCCGCGCTTCTCGTCAGGCTTGAAGAGAGCGGCGCGGCTTTCGCGGATCTCAGCGACGAGATCAGCGACGGTGACCGGAGTGCCATTCACGTCCTTGATGCGGGGGTTGCCGTTGGTGTCGAGCACCTCGACGACGACCTTGCCGTCCTTCATGGACGTCTTGACGAACTTGGACACCAGGAGTTCGACGGCATCCCGCGCGTCGTCCAGTGGGTTGGCTTTTGCGACTTCGGCCTGGATCGCGTTGTCACGCATCAAGGTCTGAAGCTGCCCCGTCAGGCTGGCGTTCGTGTCCTCCAGGCCCTTGACCTTCAGGTTGAACTCGGTCTCCTTGGTCGCGTACTGCGCGGAGATCTGTCCCTTGAAGGTTTCGAGCTTGGTGTTCGCGATCGTCTCAGCCTCTTTCTGGGGATCGAGTGCTTGCAATCGTGTCGCCGTTTCGACCGCCGTCTTGGCGGCTTCCGGCGTGATGTCACCGAAGGCGGTGATGCGTTCGATCGCGGTCTTCGCCGCGGTCACATCGAGGCCTTCGTAGGGCTGCAGCTGCGCCTTCAGGATCGAAACGTTGTTGCGTTCCGCGCCGAGAGCGTTCTTCAGGCCCTGCACGTTGTCGAGTTCGAAACCTTCGGTCGGCGTCACGTTCAGGAAGAACTTCCCGTCCTTCGAAACGTAGTAGCCACGCAGGCTCTCATCGAGCTGGTTGAGATCAGTAACGACTGCTTTGAGCATATCCATCCCGGAAATGCGGGGCATCCCGCCCCTCGTGATAAGAGGCCCGCCAAGCATCCCGCTCGAAGGGCCGGTGATATCCCCGAGGGTCTCGGGGAATCGAAGTTGCCAGCAGCGATCGGTCGAGGTCCGTCCCGGATGCTCGGTTGATCGGTGCTGGCGAATTTCAGTGGAGCCCGAACTCTCGGGCGAGAAGCCCGTAGGCTTCCAGGCGCCGCTGCCTGTTGAAGAGCGGCGCCGTGACGATGATCCTTGGATCCCCCAAGGACTGAGCCAGTTCTTCGATGCGACACTTCACATCGGCTGGCGTGCCGCGCATGAAGTTGCAGCGGCTGTTGAAGTAAAACATGTGGCTCGGCTGCGTCAGCAGATCTGCCTTCGCCTGCGTCTCAGCGCAAACCGCCGGCACCATCACCATGAGGTGCGGCTGCGCGCTGGCCTCTCGGTAGGCCTCGATCGCCGGCAGGCTTTCAGGCCCGAAGTAAGCTGTGATCAGACCGAGTCCCATCTGACCGGCTAAGCGACAGCGGTCGATGCCGGTGGTCACCTGATAGAGCGGCGGCGAAGGAAAGTTCGGCGAGCCGGCCTTGTAGATGTCCACCATCTCCGCGACCGCATCCCGCGAATTGTGAGCGACGTGGTGCTTGTCGATGCCGGCGATCGTGTCAGCCCAAGTGAAGGCGACGTCGATGCGACCGGGGAACAGGGCCGATAGATAGAGCGTGCGCTGGAAGACCGAGAACGGGTCCATGGCGCGAAGGTTGAAACCGGCGATACCGAAACGGAGCTGCGGGACCTGCGCAGCGAAGGCTGCGACAAATAGGTCCGGCGCGGCCATGAGCGAAGGCTCCCACGCCACGCTGTGCGGAAAGAAGACTTGCGAGTAGCCGAGCTGCGCGATCTGGTGGAGGTACCCGGGGTACTCCTTCAAGAACCGAGCGTAGTCCGATTGGCGAGGGACGACCGGCTCGAAGGTGGCGAGCTGCATGTCATGACCCCGGCTGAAATGTTCGGCGGCGGCGCGGGCGTGCGGCGCGCTCTTGGGTATCCCTGCTCGTCTTGTGCGGGATGCGAGCTAGGACCGCCGATCTCGCGCTCTACTGGTGGTACCCAGGAGCGCGAACCCACGACGCAAAAAGCCCGCCAGGAGGTTTGATCCTGACGGGCTAAGTTGAGTGAGGATAGGAAGTAGCGGCGCCTCAGGCGGCCTGCTGAAGATCCTGAACGGGCTCGAAGTCCCGTTCAAACGTCTCGGGCTTCTCGAATCCGATCGAGTTGTCCGGGTAGAAGACCACGATGTCGCCCGCGACGCAGGACTGCGCACCGAACGGCGTGCCCATGGTGAGGCCGCCAAGGCTGTTCATCTCCAGCTCTCCGGCTTGGATCCGGGCCACCAGCCATTGCGGCGGCGTCTCGTCAGCGGTGCGGCCCCAGAGAGGCAGGCGGAAGGCTTGGACGAGGGATTTGCTGAGGAAGAGCTGCACGGTCACTCCATTTGCATTCAAGCAAATCTATACGCATGATATGGGGGTTCTGTCAACCCCCTCACCCTAGAAAAATGCAAATCAGTGGCGGAAGAAGAGCAGCCAGATGAAACCGAGGGCAAACAGCCCCGGGACCATGCGACCGAGCAGGAATGCGAGGCCAATATTCCGGGTCATCCGGACGTCATCAGCGATCTGCCGCACGCTCTCGGCGGCGGTCGGCGGCGCCAAGACCTCGGGGTGAGGCAAGTCGCCGAACCTTATGGAGGGCTCCGCGTCAGGACTTGACGAGTACGGGGCCGGAAGGCCTTTTGCCGCGGCCTCCAGGTTCAGGATTTCCTGCCACTTCTCCAATTTTGCCATCTTTGATCTTCTTTTTGCCCTTAACCGTGAACTTGGGCTCAAAGCAGATCGGACAGCAATAGTACTCGTCGCCGACCAGCTTATCGAACAGGACCACGGACCTCGGAATCATCCGCACCAGCTCGCGCACCAGCGTGCCCTGCTGCAGTGAGCAGGGCTCGCAATGGTACGGTTCCGCTTTCAATTCGAGGATGATCTCAGCCATCCGATCCTGCTACCAGTTGCGTTTGCACCGGTCAATCAGATTTGCTTTTTGGGCCGATCCTGACCGTTGGGGAAGTCAAACGTCTTCGGGGTGGTCCCGGTTCCGTTTGCAGGATCGTTGCTGTTCGCGGCAGCCGGGTCGGCGGGCTTCGCCGGGTCGGCGGCCGGCGCCGTTGCGCTGGCATTCGGATCTGCGCTGCCGAGGGCGGCGTCGATCGCAGCGAGCGCGGCCAGCTCGTTCTGCATGTTGAAGTCGTCACCCAGCAGGTTCCGCTTGTAGACTTCGCGCAAGAGGGTCTCTCGCGAGATGCCACGCTTCTCGTACATGGCGACGAGCTGCTTGACCTCCTCGATCCGGTCCTTGGTGTTCGAGAACTCCGTGTTCAGGATCACCTGGACCTGGCTGTAGTCCTTGCCGGTCCACTGGCCCATGAACTTGATGGCCTTTTCGATCGCGTCTTGGCAGTTGATCGCCATGTCGTGGACGACCGAGTGGACCCGGGTCTCCTGGATGTCGCGCTCGTTCTGCGGGACGTACTGACGATGCGTGCCCGTGACCGGGTTCAGCGCCATCATGTCCATCTGCATTTCGAGTTTGTCGAGATCCTTGGCGCCGGACTCGATCGCCGTGCCGCGGGGCTCGACGTAGTACCAGCGGCCATTGGCCTCCGGCGCGTAGAGCACCTTGTACGGGCCGATCGCGAACTGCTTCTCGTCTTCCGGGTCAATCTGGACGCCGGAGCACGCCAGCATCGGGAATCGGGCAGCCGACAGGATCGACCGCTGGTCCGAGCTGGAGATCCAGTGCTCGATCTGCTTGTAGGCGAGATCGATGAAGATCGGCCGGGCGAGATAGTCGGATTCCTTTTCGCCGGCATACATGGTCACGAAGGGGACCTCGGCCATGTTCTGGATCGGGGTCTCTTCGATGAAGTCCCAGTTCGAGCCGCCGGACGTCGCCTTCTGCTCCCAGAGCTGGACGATGCCGGAGGTCTTGCCGGGGTCGATCTCGATGACCCGCATTTGATTGTAGAGCACCTCCTTGAAGCCGTCGCGCTCAGCGCGCTGGCCACGGATGCGGACGTGGACGGTCTTGGTGTCGCCGCCGACGTACATGTCGTAGGCGGCGGCCACGTCGTCGACCTTGTACATCTTCATGAAGGGGCGAGCGCCCGAGGCCTTCTGATCGGCCAGGCTCTTCATGTTGTAGGTGTCGGGGTGGTCCACCAGCAGGTGGCACATGCCGTCGAGCATCGAGTTGTTGAAGTATTGGTGCGCGAAGATGTGCAGGTGGTTGCCCTGCAAATCGATGTCCTGGGTCCACAGATCGAGGTCAGGATCGCCGTTCTGGACCTTGAGCAGTGTCCGGAAGGGTTTGGCGGAAGCCGCATCCACGGCCTCCCTGAGCTTGTTGAGAGCGAACGTGGAAGCGAGGCGCGCGGCGTACCGGGTGTCCGACTCCTTCTCGTACTGAGGAAGGAACTCGGCGCCCTTGGTGCGCATGGTTTCCGTGCCGCCGTAGACGGCGCGGAGCATGGCGGTGCGAGCCTGCATGGTCGTGGCTGCCGAAGACAGCAGACCGGGATTACCCGTCTTGGGGGACGGGGTGTATTTAACTTGAGTGTCGGCCATTGTTGGGGGACGTCCTGACTTTACCAGTCAAGGATCGCGGCCTTGCGGGGTCCGAGGAGTTCGTTGAAGGCATCGGACGCTGCGTCCACCTGGTCATCATGGGTGCCAAG